CTCCAGACTTCCGGACGGGTATATCGAACGGCAGTATCTTGAGAAGACGGACGTTGAAGGATATGTCATGCTGCCCTATGTTGCGATTGTCAGCATGAAAATGGAGCTCGATATAGAACCTACCGGGGGTACGCTTGGAACTTCCTGCTATTTGTATTCGGCCAATTACACAGTGGGAAACGACTCCAGTGCATGGTCGTATTTCTCCTGTACAATGCAGACGTACGGGGTAGTCGTTACAGCGAGAAGCAAGACATATGGCGGCGGCGATACGACGATAAGCGCGGATAGCTCCTTCAGAAGGATGAAAATAGAGATCGATCTCCCCAATAAAATCGGAAAAGTCAACGGCGGAGACGATATCGCTCTGCGGGTTCCTTCTGCGAACAGGCAGAGACAGAATATCTTCCTGACCGGGAACACATCAAGCCGGTTTGTGGGGAAAATCTATTCCTGTAAACTGCATTATGATGGAATTTTGGAGGCGGAGTTTATTCCGTGTACAAATCCGAACGGCGCTGTTGGCATGTACAATTTGGTCACAAAGCAGTTTACAGCCATAGCCGGAACAGGGATTCTTGCCGGTCCTGCCGTATGAGGGAGAAAGCGGAGGCAATTTGGCAAAACGCGATGCGCCGCAGCATACCCGCCCCCGTTTTGTCAAGACGACGAAGGGGGGCGGTTTATAATTGTCCGGAGAGGAGGTGAGAGCGTGGAGGCGGTTATCGTGGCGCTCATCGGGCTGGCGGGGTCGGCGGCGGGCTCGCTGTGCGGGGTGCTGGTGAGCAGCAAGCTCACCCAGTACCGGCTCGAGCAGCTGGAGAAAAAGGTGGAGGTCCACAACCAGGTCATTGACCGGGTCTACAAGCTGGAGGAGCGCACGGAGCTCCAGGAGGAGAAAATCAAGGTGGCCAACCACCGCATCGGGGATCTGGAAAGGAAATAAGAACGGGAGGAGCATATGGAGAATTTTATCTGCAAGCGGCTGGGGAATCTTCTCAGCGTCAAGAGTATCGTCACGCTGACGCTGACGGCGGTATTTGCGGTGATGGCCCTCAGAGGGACCATCTCCCAGGACTTCATGACCGTCTACGCGGTGGTCATCGCCTTCTATTTCGGCACGCAGAGCCAGAAAATCCAGGACGCGGTGGAGGGCGGCGGAAATGGCAACGGCTAGGGAGCTGCTGGACATCGCCGCCGGCGAGCTGGGGGTCTGCGAGAGCCCTGCCGGCAGCAACAGGACCAAGTACGGGGCCTGGTACGGTCTGGACGGTCAGCCGTGGTGCATGATGTTCGTGCAGTGGTGCTTCGACCGGGCGGGGGTGAAGCTCCCGGCCAGGACGGCCTCCTGCGGAGGATTGATGCGGGCGGCGAAGCAGTTCGGGGGCTGGGTGACCCGGGAGCTGAGGCCCGGAGACGTGGTGATCTACGATTTCCCCGGCGGGGCCGATACGGACCACTGCGGCATTGTGGAGAAGGTTACTGCCGCCGGCGTGGTGGCCATTGAGGGCAACACCAGCGAGGCCGGGAGCCAGTCCAACGGCGGGATGGTCTGCCGGAAGACGCGGCTGAAGAGCCAGATTGTGGGCGCGATGCGCCCGGAGTACCAGACGGAGGTGACCAATATGGACAACACCCCGGCCCTCGCCCACAAGGAGGGCGTGGAGTGGGCACTGGAGAACGGCATCCTGGCGGGAAACGCCCAGGGGGACTTGATGCTCTCCCAGCCCTTGACCCGGCAGCAGTTCTGTACGATGCTGTACAGGTTTGCCAAAGTGCTGGACCGGGCATAAAAAATAGAGAGGGCTCCGGGGACTAATCCCCGGAGCCCTCTGACGGCCCGTCAGAGCCCTCCTGGGCGCGTTTGTCGCGCTCCATGGCCTCGTCTATGGCTTGGTTGATATAGCCATTTATGGACGTTCCTAGGGCCTCTGCGTGGGTCTGGATTTCTGCCTTTCGGCCTTTGGGCATCGTTAGATTTACCCGGTCGTAGGCTTTGGATATATATTTGTTCTGTGCCCGTGTCCTTGCTGTGCCTATCATAATCACCTTCCTTTTGTTTTATTGTACCAAAAATATATCGTTGTGTAACTATATAAATTATACAAAAAAATATTACCTATTGTTGGATGTGTTGTCAATTGATTATCGTTGCGCAACGTTATATACTGAGTATCAGAAGGGAGGTGACACGATGGCAGGCAAAAAGAAAAGAGGAAGTATGAACGATTTGGTTTTCCTGGAACCCAACAGGCTGGGCTCGGTGCCCTTTACCACTTCGGAAGTTATTGCGGAGTCTGCCGAGGTGCAACATCACACAATTACGCGACTGATTCAGCAGTATCAGGAGGACCTTGAGTGTTTCGGAAGGGTTCGATTTAAAATCGAACCCTTGCAGACCAGAGGCGGCGTTCAAGATCATAAGGTCTATCAGCTGAATGAGGAACAGGCAACCTTGCTCATGACCTACCTGAAAAACACGTCGGTAGTCCGGGGTTTTAAAAAAGAACTTGTTCGCCAGTTTTACGCCATGCGGAAAGAGTTGACCGAGCGGGCTGTTGCCAGGGCGGGGCGTATCCCGCCCCGGCGAACTATGACGGACGCTATCCGGGACTGCGTGCCGGATAGCCCCCACAAAAACCAGCGGTATAAGCAGTATACAGATCTTGCCTACAAAGCGGCTCTTGGAAAAACTGCCGTCCAACTTCGCAAAGAAAGGGGCGCACCTAGTGGAGCCAATATGACGGAGTACCTGACAGCAAAAGAAATTGAAGCTACCGCTCAGATGGAGGGCCGAATCTCTGTGTTAATTGAGATGGGCATGGACTATCAGACGATTAAGGCCATCGTTTTACGGCGATTGAGAATTGCTGTGTGAGAACAGGACGCCAAAAGTAAGGAGGATTTTCCATGACAGCGATTGAGAAAATACATCGGTATATTCAGCGGACACAGATAAAAGAGTCCGATGCCTATCAAATGGATCTTCGTGAACTGATGGACTTGGCCCATGCTACAGCAGAAGAGCCGGTTGATATCATCTGTCTAACGTTCAATTACGGCAAGGCCAAAGGCTACCGCGCCGCGAAGGCGGAGGCGAAAAAGCGGTGATATTGTTATCAACACAATAAAAAGAGAAAAGGACGTTTAAGGTGAAATTTCAATTTTGCCGTTCTGCTTTTCAAATTCGATAATACATTGCTTTATCAGCCAGTCAAGCTGCTTATTCTGACTTCTTCCATAATATTCGGCAATGTATTTTAATTTTTGAGAAGTGTCCGGGTGAACACGGACGGTGAATTTCGTTTCTTCCTTTTTCATGATATCCTCCTCGTCAGCTTGACTTATTATATACAGGTGTGGTATTATGATAACGGCTCTTTGGCGGCAATATGGTGGCTTAAAATTTCGGGATGGAAACAGCCATTGGAAAAAGTCATATCTTGCCAGGATATGTGGGCAGAAACGACACGTTTCGACAGTTGCCGGCTGTATAATAAACACCGGACGGGAGCTGCCAACTCCCGTCCGGTGCATAGCCGACCGGCTGTGTGAAATACTTATTTCAGCATGTCGAGAACAGCGTCATACAGATGACAGGGGCTAAGCTGATATCTGTTAAACTTACTCGTCATGCGAAGCGCCAGATTGCGGTCTGACGTTGCGTCCGGGACAATCGCCACGATGTCACGATAGAAGCTGTCGTAAGCGGCTATATCGTAGCTGACATATGTGCCGATTCCCCGGGCGTATCTTATATTAGGAACCAGGATATATTGGGTAGCATGTTGGCCATTACTTTTGAATCTTGCATAAGGCTTTCTCCTTTTTAAGTATTGTCAAAGAGGAGAAAGGGGGGAGCGCGGCTAAGATAGGGCGGCGCTCTATTTTTTTGCAGTTGCATTGTGATATCACTGTATACCACATATTTTGTTTAAATCAGAGGGTTCGAATAAAATATGTGGTAATCCTTTCACAAAAAATCATATTCAATATGCCGATCCGGATAAACACGGATTTCTCCCAGAACCATACGCCAAAACGCCCTCTGTTCCGGGCGTGTAAGTTCTTTGTAGGTTTCCTTCCACCCTGCGCACAGGATACGGTCGATGGATTCCACCGGCGCATGGCGTTTTGCTTGCTTGCCCGATTGCTGGAATTGCGCGAGCCGTTCCATAATGGGCGTGTAATCTTTGCGGTATTCGTCCAGGGTTATCAGTTCGTTTAGATATAATTCTTTCAATCTGGACAGCTTCCGCTTTAGCTTAGCCATTTCCGCGGCATGGCCGCTGCTTGTTTCTTTCTTTGCGGAGGAGAGAGAGGCCTTATATTGACAGAACCGCTGGTCAATTGTGTCCAGCAGATACGTTTCAATGGCGGATTCCCGGATGTTGGTGCGGTTTCCGCACCCTTTTTTCTGGTAGTGGCTGGGGCAGTTATATTCCGCCTTTTCCACCCCGCCAATTTTATGGGTACGCCCGCCCATTCGCGCGCCGCATTCGCCGCAGGAGAGCAGGCCTGAAAAAAGATAAACCCTGTTCTGGGCCGTTTTGCGGACAGTCCGGCGGCGTCCGGCGGCTATATTTTCGTGCTGTTCCTTCGTGATATAGGGGGGGCACTCCACGCCATTGAAATCGCCGTAATAGGCGGGTTTTGACAGTATCGCGCTGGCAAGCTGATATTTCAGATGCAGCCCGAAATGCTCTGCCACATAGTCAATGGCCGCTGTAATGGAGCCGTACTTGAGATAATGCGCAAAATATGCTTCTATGGCCGGGGCGGTTGCCGGATCCTTGACAATTTGTTTCCCCTCTACCAGATACCCGGTGGGGATGCGGCCGCCTATAGGCTCATTTCTGGCACGCTTGCCCGCAAAGACAAATTTAATCCGTTCGCTTGTGCGATCCGCTTCGTCCTGTGCCACTGAAAGCATGATATTTACCTTCAGGCGTCCGGCCGCCGTGGTGGTTTCGTAGTCCTCCTCTGTGGCCTGCCAGGATACGCTGCATTGATCCAGGATATCCTGCACGGCATAATAATTGCCAACATTACGGAACCATCTGTCCAGTTTGATGAAGAGGATAACGTCGATTTTCCTGGCCTTGCAGTCCTCCAGCAGTTGGAGGAGGGCGGGCCGCCGGGTGTACGGCTTCCGGGCGGAGATGCCTGCGTCCTCGTAGATTCCGGCGACGGCGAAACTATGGGCGGCGGCATATTTCACTAAAGACTCCTTCTGCGCCGCCAGCGAGAGGCCGTGACGGGCCTGCTCTTCCGTGGAAACGCGGATGTATAAGGCGGCCCGAGGGATTGAACTGGATTTTTTCTCCATAACTCCGCAGTTCCTTTCGTGATTTATTTCAATCCACGCACCTAGTTCCAGGTGCGACATTCTTTGTATGATCAATCCACCCTGTCGGGATTTCAGTCACGCCCCGGGACAGGGATGCGCGTGGACGTTATCACTCGCCCCTGGCAGGCATTTCAACCCACACACCTAATTCAAGGTGCGACATCTTTTTGCTCATCGCGGGTACCATCCTAACACCAGCGCCATTGTTCCGAATTCATCGCACTCTTCGATGATACGATCTGCGAACTCTTTGCTGTTGAATGAAACAAGCCGCACCTGACTGCGCTCTCGGTCTACTTCTAATTTCTTGCACAGGGCCTCCCCGTTCAGCCGGAATATCCCGATCTGGCCTGGCTGAATACTAATCTGCGCATGGACAAAGGCAGTAGCTCCGTCCGGGATGTTGGGCTCCATGCTGCGGCCTGAGATTTTGATCCCAAAATCCGTTCCCTCTGGGATTGCATTAGCTGGATATTGTTCTATATGGGAGGCTGGGTCATCCAGATAGTTTCCCAAGCCCGCAGCGGCAGGCTGGTCGTAGATGGTCAGTTCCATAAAGCCGTCGCTGCGTTTTTTTGTAAGTTTCGGTGAGGTCTTTCCGGCGGTCCCGTCCTGCCGTCGTTCGGCAATGACAGCGGCGTTTTCAAAGTTCAAAATGGCCC